CGGATTGCGTAATGGCTGGATCTTTTTTTGCAGGGTGTATTGACTCACCCGCAAAACATATTAACGGACGTAAGCAATATTATGGTAGTACGTCGTATACTCAAAAAAGAAATAAATTAAATTTTGTTGAAGGTAAACAAATAGAAATAGACTTAGCACCAGAATATAATATTAGATTAACAGAAATCGAAAAGGCTCTTAAAAGCTCTATTTCATATGCAGGATGTAAAGATTTAAGTTGCCTAAGTGATACAAAGTTCATACAATTAAAGTGATATGTGTGGAATTTTTGGCTCAACTGATATTAAAACCTTTAGAGAGTTATCTACAAAAAACTCTGAAAGAGGTAATTTTGTACGTAGTGTAACAATGATATTCCCGGGAGGAATGAAAAACGACATTCGAGTAGCAACAAAATACGAACAAGATTTTGATAAACATATAGAAGAAAACCCTTTTTGTATATATTATCTAGGACATGTACAATCTCCTACATCAGAAATTAGAACATTTGATGCTGATACTTCTCACCCATTTACATATAAAAATACATATTTAGCGCACAATGGAGTATTACAAAATTTTAATGAATTAAAAGAAAAATATGAACTTAAAGGTAAAACAAATAAGGTTGATAGTAGCGTAATATTACCGTTGATATATATGTCTGGTATTAAAAACGCATTATCAGATCTTGAAGGTACATTTGGATGTTGGATGTATTCGCCAAACATGGGTAGATTACAAATTTTTAGATCTGGGTCAACATTATTTACTGATGATAAATCTTTTAGTTCAATTCAACTACCTGGATGGAAATTAGTAGAAGAAGGAATAATATATGAGTTTAATTTTAGTAAAAATAAATTTTTAGAGAAACAAACGTTTGAATTAAATTCTCCATTTTTTATATGAAAACTTTAATAGCAGTGGCTACGCAAGCTACAACAGTTAAATTCAAAACTTCTAGATTATTTAAAAGCTTAGAGTTACATGAAAATAATACTGTAACTACGTTTACCCTACAACCCACATATAAAAATATTAACGGATTATGTGCTGTTTATAATAATTATCTTACACCAAAGAATCTTAAAAAATATGATTGTATTTTATTTGTTCATGATGACGTATTCATTGATAGTATAAATTTTTTAAAAGAAATTCGTAATTCATTTAAACGAGGGTTTGATGTTGTTGGAGTAGCTGGAGGTAGTAAATTACAAATCGAAAAGCCTTGCTTATGGCATATAATGTGTAAGCCGACTACTATATCCGGAATAGTATCACATTATGATAATAATACAGATTATCGTCCAACTATATTTGGCAATACACCTAGAGAAGTAATATTATTAGATGGTGTATTTTTAGCTATTCGGACTAAATCTATCGCAAAGGAAAAAATAAAATTTGATACTAATATAAAAGGATTTCATCATTATGATTTAAAATTTTGCTTAGACTGTCATTTAGCCGGGTTGCGCTTAACTACTGCCCCTATTCACATTATTCACGAATCTCCTGGGCTACTCAACCACACAGAAGAGTATAGCAAATCCGAAGATTACTTCTATAATACTCTGCTAGAATATGCTAACAAACGAAAGTAATTATTTAGACATAGATCTCGAATATTTAGAAAAAGTAGTTTTTAAGAATTGTCTTGAAGATGAACTTTATTTAAATTCTGTTATTGATAATCTTAATTATAAATTCTTTAAAAATAAAGATTTTCAGCAAATAATTAAAATAATACAAGCTCTTTATCAAAAAAACAACAGACGTCCTACACGTACAGAATTAGAATTATATCTAAACACTTCACAACTTAAAGAACATTATCAATCAAGTAAAAAAATTACTGACGGTCTAAAAGTAGAATTATCTAATGATATTCTATTTTCGTATACAGAAAAATTCTTACAAGAACAAGCTGTATTTAATACATTCTTAGAAATTGTTGATAATAAAGAAAGGAATGTAAAAAGTATTCATGATAAATTTTCAAAAGCATGTAATATTTCTATTACTACAAACGTAGGTCATAATTATTTTAAAGATGTAGAACAACATATCACTGATCTAACAACGCGTGAAGAAAAGATTAAAACCGGATGGGAATGGCTTGATACCAGATTAGGAGGAGGTTTCTTAGAGCAGGGTCGTAGTATGTATATATTTGCAGGCCCTACTAATGTAGGTAAATCTATATTTTTAAGTAATATAGCAAGTAATGCCGCCGCAGAAGATAAAAATGTTTTAGTTGTTTCTCTTGAAATGTCAGAAATGATTTACTGTAAAAGAATTACATCTAAACTTACTGGATTACCTATAAATCATTTAGATGATCATTTAGAGGAATTAAGAGAAAAAGTAGGTAAATTTAAAATGACTCATCCTAGAGCAAATATAATAATTAAAGAATTTGCTCCGAGTTCAATTACACCACTACAATTAGAAGGATTTATAAAAAAGTTAATAAATAAAAAATTTAAACCTGATATCATAGTACTTGATTATTTAAATCTTTTAGCAAGTACATATGGTAATAATTCATACGAACGTATTAAAAGTATTTCTGAACAAATAAGAGCAATGTCATATACTTTTGAATGTCCTATTGTATCCGCTACACAAGTAAATAGAACAGGATACGGAAACAATGCTAACGGTCCTGGGTTAGAGGCTATTGGAGAGAGCTATGGATTAGGAGCTACTGCAGATGTTATTGTAAGTATTTGGAGAACAGAAGAAGACGAGGAAGATAATGCACTTCATATGGGTATTATTAAAAACCGTTTTGGCTCTAATACAGGTAGCACTAGAGTTTCTATAGATTACAATACTCTTACTCTTACAGAAAATACAAGCCTCAATGTTAATGAAGATGTTAACACTGCGGAAAATGACGCTGTACAATTCGGAAGAGTAATGTAAATATTGGCAATGGCGAAGAATGAAATAATTTTTACTGATCTTGACCTCGACGGATGTTGTAGTTATTTAATTTATACATGGTTTAAACAAGTTAAACCAAAAGCTGTAACATTAAAAGTTTCTAACATACGCGAGAAATTATTAGGCTGGCTTAATTACAATAAAATTGAAGATTATAAAAGGGTATATTTCTTTGACTTGGACACTACAGAAGTTAAAGATTTAATAGATAAAAATAATGTACTTATTTTTGATCACCACAAATCCCATGAAGATGATTATTCATTTGCTAAAACATATATTGATGTAAACCAAACATCATGCAGTAAACATTTATATCAAATACTCAATCACATATATCCAAACATAAATCTAACTAACGAACAAAAAAAACTAATTACATTTGCTGATGATTATGATTGTTATGAATTAAAATATCCTGAAAGTAATAAATTAAATTTTTATCTTTGGTATAAAAATGGTGATAAATTACAAAATTTTATTAATGATTTTGAAAATGGATTTTTTGGTTTCACAAATGAACAAAATAAAATAATTAGTTATCATTTTTATAAATTTAAAAAAATGAGAGAAAGTATAGATTTGTTTAAAGCGAAACTTTCTATAGCAGGAAAACAATACAATTTTATTAGTACATTTGCCAATGAATATATTAATGACCTAGGTCAACATATAGTTGATACTTATGAATGTGATGTATGTATGATGATTAATTTAAAAAACAATAGAGTATATCTTCGTAGAAATAGAAATATAGACTTTAATTTAAGTAAATTTGCAAAAAAAATATGTGACGGAGGAGGTCATGAATATGCAGCCGGTGGTGTATTAAACGATAATGTACTAACTTTAAGTAAGCAATTTGAACCGTTAAATGGATGATCCATATACAATTTTAGAAAAAAAAGATAATATACATATATTTTTATCTTTATGTAGTTTTATTTCTATCTGTGAAAATAAAAAAATTAATCTTGCAAATGTGTTTTTATTAGTTCTCAAAGAAAATAGATATAGAGAGTTATTTAAAAAATTATTAGAATTGGATAGTAATTATGATTTAATCAAAATATTCTTACATCATGAACCATATTTATATAAAAGTAAATATATAACTAAATTTCTTAAAAAAAATTCTATAGACTTATGAGTACATTATCAGTGTTTGAAAAGAACATATATAATATGTATCTTAAAGCTGCTAGAAATAATAAAGGGTTCACTCCTCGAAAAGACTTTCAAAAATTAGATGATACAAAATATACTTTACTCAAAAAAATATCACATATTTTAAAAAACAAAAAAATAGAACCAACTATTTTTTTTGATGCACCATATAAATTATATTCAGAAAAATATATACCTCTTAATTTTTACAGTACATTCAATGCTATTTCTACATATAAGAAATACACAACAGAGATAGAATTAACAAACCCCGACCACCAGTTTAATATTAATAGACTAAGAAATAGCTTTAAATTTATTTACGATACATGTATTGAGCGTGAGTTAACAAGTTGCAATCAATATCTCGACACTCAGTCAGGAATATATCCTGATTTTATTTTAGATTTAAAACAAGGTGATATCACTTATTATTCTTTACTATCACTTAATATATCAGAAAAAAATATTAAGCTAGAAAAAAATATAGTTGAATTTGTATGTGATAGCTTTTATAATACTCTAAGTAGTTTGAGATCGAGATATACATTTTCGAAAAAAATCAAACCTTTGGGAATAAAATTAACTAATACTATAAATAAAATATTAAAAAGAAAATGACAACGAATATGTTTGAATCAATTAGAGGCGCGATGGCCAAGACCTCGCAACAGAATTCAACTAGCAATATTATGCGATTGAAGCCTGGTAACACATATGTATTACGACTTGTACCTTTTGTGAAAGATCCTAGTAAGACATTTTTTCACTATTACTCACATGGATGGGTTAGTGAGATGACAGGACAATTTCAAAGTGCAATTAGTCCACAAACATGGGGAGAAAGGGATCCTATTGCAGAGGCTCGATATAGGCTTTCCCGTACTGGCTCTGAAGAGGAGAAAGAAAAGGCGAGAGCTTTAAACCGTAAGGAAAATTGGCTCGTTAATGTTTATGTAGTAAAAGATCCAGATAATCCCGAGAATGAAGGTAAAGTGAAAATTCTCAGATTCGGTCGACAATTGCATAAAATTGTAATGGAGGCAATGGAAGGAGAAGATGCAGATGAATTCGGTGAAAGGATCTTTGATCTTTCGAAAGAAGGTTGTAGTTTTCGAGTTAAAGTTGAAGAGCAAGGCGGGTATCCGACATATGTAAGTTCTCGATTTGCTAGTCCTTCTCAAATCTCAGGAGTAACAGATAGTACTATTAAAGATGTTTACGATCAAACATTTGATTTAGAGAATGTTTTTCCTGTTAAAAGCTATGATGAACTGCAAACAATGCTCAATGAGCATTATCATGGAACGACAGATACTACTGAAAGCAGTGATCCTCAACCACCCGCAAATACATCAGTGGAAGAGGATGACTTAAATTTTGATGACTTAGAATCAACACCAAAAAATGATTCTAAATCATCTGCTATTGACGATGATAAAGTTAAAGAACTGCTTGATACATTAGAATAAAACATGGATCTCAACGAGGATGATACAGTAAAAATGTTTGTTCATCAAATGAACACTCACGCAAAATCTTTGAATAAAGATATTATTCAAAAAAGTGCAACAATGCAAAACATTCCAGTTGACAATAAAATATATGAAGCTCCTGAACCTGCGCATCAACCGCCACGACATCAACCACCACAGCAACTATATCAACAACCGACCGTGGTACCGCCACAAATGACTGGAGATCCCGCTCTATTAAATAACCTGATAGAGCGGGTATCTTCTGTTGAAAAACAAATCACTAAATTTATAAACTTAATTGAACGCCGAGTTGCAAAAAATGCAAAAGAAATTAATATACGAATCAAATTAGACAATGATTCTACCAATAAAGAATAAAGATAATTTTATTCAAAATTTTCTTAATCCCGTATCAAGATTAAACTCATCCGCAACGCTGAATGTATGCGATAATATATCAACTATTGTTCATAATAATTCTAATATTTTTCTTAAAGCAATATATGATATAAGCTGGGATGATCATCCAGAAGAAAGTACTATATGTCTACCAGATACAGTAAAATTAATTAAAATTTTATCGTGTTTAGATGAAGATAATATACATCTTAAAATAGAAAAAAATCATATAAAATACGATAGTAAATATAACAGATTTACATATCATTTATTTGATGATAGTCTAATTAATAGTAATCCTTTCGATTTTAACAAAATTAATAATATTACATTTGATACAAAATTTAAATTAACAAAAGAAAAAAATAGTACGATATTAAAAGCATTACCGTTTGTAACAGAATCTAGCAAAATATATATTAAAACTGAAAATACAAATGTATATGCTGAATTATCAGATAAAAAATTACAAAATGTAGACAGCTATACCACTCTATTAGCAGACTCTTATGATGGAGAGGATTTAGATTATGAGCTAATTTTAGATATAGAATTATTTAGACTCATATCTACATTGAATTTTAATAACGCAATTGTTAATATAAATAACCAATATAAAATGCTCATGGTGAAAATTAACATTGATAATAGTGACTTAACATTTGTTAGTACAAGTTATAAGAACTAATGAAAAATAAAGTTACCACGTGTGGGTATTTTATCAAACGATTAAGAGATAACGGATATACTGTAAATAGAATTTTTTCTGATTATACTTCTGAAGATCCGCGGCGGTGGACAATAATGATTAACCCGATAACAAATGCCTTATATATAACTTGTTATGTTAATTATGACTGGAGTGGAGATTCTAAGTTTGAGCTAAATGACGGCAATCACTTCAAAAACTTTCATTTAAGAACAGATAGTATGGAAGTTATTATGACTAAATTAATTGAAAAAGATATTACACCTAATGAAAAAAGTAATTCCTAACCATAAGAATTTTGATAATTTATTAAAATCTAGTATTAATGCCGCTGAGTCTGTTGAAATAGAAGAGCAAGATATGTCATTTATTAATGACTATTTAGCAGAACATTTAAAATCATTTATACTATTAGGATATGATCTTAAAGGAGAGAGTGTAGTAATTGTTTCTGGTAAAACACCTCAAGATTACGATGCTATAGAAACATTATTAAGACGAGTAGGAAATATAGAATTTTTTAAAGACGTACAAGAACAAAAAACAGATGAATAAGATAATTGTTTTAGGTAACGGTTACATTGGAAGTAAGGCATATAAGTATCTCTTTGATACTATCGGAAATATACATGACATAGTTCATTTATCAAATTACAAATATAATGCACCAGAAGGCTTAAAAGAAACATTATTCAATAACTTATTATCTGAATTTCGTGGTTCACAAGGTAAATGGATAGTTAATTGTGTCGGATATACTGGAAAACCAAATGTAGATGCTTGTGAAGAAAATAAACAAATATGTTGGGACTTAAACGTAACATTTCCTACTGTCTTAGCCCAATTCTGTAAGCAATACGGTATAAAAATTATTAATGTGAGTTCTGGATGTATATATAACGGTCCAGAGAATGTACTATATACAGAAAAAGATGATCCAAATTTTGGATTACTTAACTCTGATAGTAGTTGGTACAGTAAAACGAAACATGCAGCAGAACTATGCTTACAGAATTTCAATAACGTATATACTCTTCGAATAAGAATGCCTGTTTGTAATGATTTTAACGCATCAAAAAATTACTTATGTAAAATTTTAAAATATAATAATATTCTTAATGAAGTAAACTCTAAAACTGTTATTGAAGATTTACTTCTTGTAATTAATAAAATTATTAATATTGAAGATTTACCAGGTGGTATTTATAACTGTGTAAATCCTAAGCCTCTTTCAACAGCACAAGTTTGTGAAATCTTAGATAGACACGGACTATGGAATCCAAATTGGAAGTTTATTGATTATAATGAATTAAAACAACATATCGTTGCAAATAGATCTAATTGTATTTTATCAACAGATAAATTAAAAGTACACGGATTAGATATGCCACCAGAAAAAGAATCATTACTTAGAATATTAAGCGAAAAAGAAACATATGAAGAATAATATATTACTTCTTACATATCACAGTACGTCTGCAGGGTCAGATTATCATGAATTAATGATACATACTGGACCTCGTTTTACAAAATATGCGCATTTTAATAATTATGATTATAAACATGATGTAATTGATACCTCAGACCCAGGAATCTGTCGCCTACAAAAATTAAATGTAATTAATCAACAACTTCAATATGATTATCAATATATAATATATTCTGATATTGATATTTTTATTAAAGATACAACATATGATATTTTTAATGAATCACAAAATACACCTGGTCGTCGCTATCACTCACTACATAAAGATATAACTATATCTAAAGATTTTAATGGATTATGTGCAGGATTCATGATTGTAAAAAATACAAAATTTAGTAAACAATTTTTTAATACTTGCGAATTCTTAAAACCAACTACAATATCAGAATTACCGAAATCTCAACAGAGCCCGGGCGATCAAGAACTAATAAAACATTTATATTGTGAATATCCAAATGTTCGAAAAAACATAGATCCAGATTTAAGTGAAAAAATAGTATCAAATAATAGGTCTTCTGAACTGACCAAGAAAAAAAGTTTTGCGCATCATTTTTGGTGGCGAAATCGATCTCGTGACGCCATGAAGGATGCCATTATTTACATGGAAACTTATGAAAAATAAAAATATATTAGTAACAGGCGGTTTAGGATTTATAGGAAGTCATTTTGTTGAACTATTATATAAAAAATGTAAAAATTGCAAAATAACCATAGTAGATAGTTATAGTTATTGTGTATCACAAAACACTGAAGATTACCTATGGGATTTATATAAACATACTGCTGGTCATAGCAATAAACTAGATATAATCTATCAGAGCATCTCAGATTTTAAGCTTGGAAAACCTCGAGCAGTATATGATTATATTGTAAATTTTGCAGCGGAATCCCACGTAGATAATAGTATTAAAGCCGGTGATATTTTTATCGATAGTAATTATGTAGGTGTATATGAATTACTCAAACAACTACCAGACACCACAAGATTTCTTCAAGTAGGGACAGATGAAGTTTATGGTAGTCTACAATTTAATTCCTCACCAAGCGAAGAATACGATTTATTAGAACCATCATCTGTATATTCCGCAACAAAAGCTGGAGCAGATTTACTAGCACTATCTTTCCACAAAACATATAAAAAAGATATTATTATAACAAGATGTACAAATAATTTCGGACCTAGACAATATTCCGAAAAATTTATTCCAGTTATTGCTTACAAAGCTAATAATAATGAGCAAATTCCGGTATATGGAAAGGGTAATAACATACGTCAATGGATATATGTCAAAGACCATTGCGAAAAAATATATAACGTATTACTGCAAGGAGATGCAGGAAAGATATATAACCTTGCTCCTGACTCAGAATACCATTCAGAAATATCTAATATTGAAATTGTGGAGATAATTTTGACGATTTTGAAAAAACCTAAAAGGTTAATTAGCTATGTTGAAGATAGAAAAGGTCATGATCTTAGATATAGTTTAAGAGATTCAATGTATAGGGATATGATGATTCAAGCTGGTAAACAATTAGAATTTTCTGAAACTCAAAAAACATTTGCCGATGATTTAAGATACACTATAATGTGGTATATTGAAAATGAAAAATGGTGGGACAAATAATCTTATAATAGACGGTAACAATCTATTATATCGAATTTTCTGGACTAATAATTTTAAATTAGACGAAGCAAACAGTCCCGGACAAGTATTTCTATTTTTACGATCCTTAAAATCTTATGTAGATAAGTTTCAGCCAAAAGAAATTTATTGTACGTGGGATAAAAAACTAGAATGGCCTTCTACTAATTTCAGGAATGAAGTTATTACTGTAGAATATAAAGCAAATAGGGACGATGACAAATTTAAAAACGTACATGAGTACTCAGAAAAAATACAAGAAATTATTGCTTTATTAGGAGTACATAATATGTACCCGCTCAGAATGGAAGCCGATGATCTCATGGCATGGCTATCAACACATTTACCCGGAAAAAACGTTATAATAACTACTGATAAAGATCTATTACAAACAATATCTGCTGATACAAGAATTTATAGTCCTATTAAAAAGAAAGAAGTTACACTGCAAAATTTTGAAGAATATACAGGTGTATGTAAAGAACAATATTTGAACTATAGAGCAATTACAGGAGATAAATCTGACAATATTCCAGGAATCCCTAGATATGGATTAGCAAGGTTTAAAAAATTAGACTTAACGAAATTAACAGAAGAACAGCAAATTATTTATGAAAGAAATATAAAATTAATGGACTTGTCAACTGGTTATGATTATTATCCGGATGAAGTACCTGTATACGAAGAACAATTAAATAATTGCAAAAACAATAAAAGTAATTATAATAAATTTATAGAAGAAGCAAAGAAATTAAATATGTGGTCTATTGTAAGAAATTATTCTTCATGGCGAGAGTCATTTAATAATAATGAAAATATAATAAATATTATTAAGAAGGCGATAAAAAATGCAAAACGTTGAATTTAAAAAAAATCCTAATAATATTATGGGACCAGCTGGTAATACAATTACTCCTATAATGAGAGAAATTAGAATAGGTAATGAAATACGTACTGAAGCGCATTATACTGATCCTCGAACAGGACAATTTATTACAAAACATATAGTTGATGTTCGACCAGTAGATGAAGCTAAGTGAAGTAATACCTCAAGAATATATTGTTGAGAAATTTTATCAATACGCTGGGTATCCTAAGTATAAAAAATTAACTAATGTATATGAAGGTGGCTGCCCTATCTGTAGAGAAGGGAGATCTTGGAATAAAAAGAGACGTCTTTATTATATAGTAAAAGAAAATCATATTTTTTGTCACAATTGTGGATGGAGTGGGTCTCCTGTAAAATGGGTTCAAGAAGTAACAGGTAAGAATTATATTGATATAATTAATGAATGTAAAGATATAGATGTATTTAACATTCCTGTTAAAACAGAAGATAAATTAACTCCCGATAAACCACCACAGTCTCTTCCTGGGGATTGTATTAATTTATATGATAAAGCTCAATGTAGTTTTTACAGTCATGAACCGATGATAACACATGCTATAATTACGTGTAAAGAAAGAAGACTATTAACAGCAATTAATAAACCTAAATCCTTATGGTTTAGTAGAAATGATTTTGTACATAAAAATAGAATAATAATACCATTTTACGATAATAATAAAATTGTATTTTATCAATCAAGAAAATTAAAACAAAATAAAAAAGATACAAAACCAAAATATCTTTCAAAAATAGGAGCTGATAAAACAATATTTAATATTGATAATGTAGATAATACTTTAGATTATATATTTATTTTTGAAGGTCCAATAGATAGTTTTTTTGTTAAAAATGGTGTTGCAGTAGGTGGTATTAGTAAGGGAAAATCTTGTTTTACTAAACGACAAGAACAGCAAATAATACAAAAACCATTTCATAAGCGAATATGGGTACTGGATAATCAATGTTGCGATCAAACTGCAAAAGAAAAAACTCAATCATTACTTAGTCAAGGAGAAAAATGTTTTATATGGCCTGAAGAATTATCACAATATAAAGATTTTAACGACTTGTGCATAAAAATAAACCGTGATGAAATTTCATCACGGTTTATAATTAAAAATAGTTACAATGAGTTAAAAGGTAAACTATTACTCTCTCAATTATAATTAAATTGGTCTCCCGAAACCATACCACTGATGACCTGGACCTACTATAACTCCAGATGATAAACGCCGCTTTTCACCTGTCGGAGCCGCAGGCGCAGGCGCAGGCGCAGGCACTGCGGGCGGAGTCCATGCCGCTAATGCTCGTTCAGCTGCTTTTCTTGCTCCTTTTGCTTTACCATACGTCTCCTCTAATGCATCAACTTCAGCCTGCTCATCGTCAGTCATTTTCGGGGCATCTGCTCCTGGTATAGCGCTTTTCCAAGCAGCTCGTGCTGTTGTTGCCACTGCTGTCGTTTCATCTACCGCTTGTTGTAATTCTGCTTTAGTTGCCATAATATTTTAATTATTTATGTTTTTCTATATAAAGGTTTTTGAAAATTTGATTTAAACTAGCTAATCTTTCACATACATCAAGAATCTCACTTTTCGTAGCATCTGAAACATCAGCAAAAATAGTACCTACTTTATTATCATTTCTTAATTTACCTAATACACTAGAAATACCACCGTTAAGATATTGTAATACTTCATCAATATTACCAATCCATTCCTGTAAGTCTGAAAGCTCTTGTTGTTCATTAGGGTTTTGATCTATTACATCTTCAAAATCTTTAGCATGCTCTGGCTCATCTAAAGCATTTGCAAAAGATTGTTGATCATCACCCGGTTCTGCATCAACTGCAGGAGCTACATCAGGAGTGGCAGCACCAAATTCATCTTCCTTAAGTAAAGATAAAAATTTATTTTCAAACTTTCCCATGTAACTATTTATTAAATACTTATGATGAAAGGCATACTTTTTGAAGATTTATATAAGTACACTAACAAGTACTGGAAAGACGTAAAGTCTAGACACGTTCGACCTACTACAAAAACATTAGCTGATATTGCAAAAGCTAGTCCTGAGACCTATAATCAAGTTAAAGCTGAGCTAGTCCCATTCCCAGGTGATCATTTAATCGAACAACTTGGTAGTGCTTTTAAAAGTATATCAGACGCCACAGGGCTAATAACTCAGCTTTTCGAAAATCCTTCCATACACTTAGACGAAAAAATTGTAAAATCCGCAACTTTAAAGTTGCAAAAAATTCAAGATCTTATAAAATCTGTATCGGAAGATTTAGATCATGACGAAACAGATAGTTAAAAGTTTATTTATTGTATTTTCAATTTCAATTTCAATAAGCAGTATAGCAATATTATTTTATCCCTCTCTTACAACATTCTTAAAAGTTGCAATTGGAACAACTGGACTACAGATATTATTCTTTTTTCTATATAATAATATTCTTAGATATATCGCTCATTTAAATCTTGAAAAAGAAGCATTACATTTATCTCAATTAGCAGAACAAAATCGAATATTAGCTGAATGTCAAGGATGTAAAAAGATGAATAATGTATACGTAATTCTAACTGATGAAAATGAATTTAACTGTGAAGAATGTAATGCCCTTAATAAAATAAAAATTGATATTAACACTATACTACCAACTACAATGATTTATGAAAAATAACTCATCAGCCGACCGCGAGATAAAACAATATTCACAATTAGCGAGATGGTTGTGCTTATATGAGGCGGTAAATATTATCTCAGACAAAGCAGAAAAAATGGGACACAAAGGAGACTGTTTAAAGCCTATTCCTATTAACAAATATATAAATGAAAGATATCACTCTGTACTAAAAGACGTAGAATATGAATTTAGTAATAATCTCCATACACGTCATCATTAGTTCCATAATCAAAATAAGACGTTTGCTCTGTATCTAAATCATTAATATAATCGGTTTCTAATGCTGTTAATGAACCGACCCCAGACGTATCAGTAACTTGAGTTGATTTTGATTCAGCTGTTAATCCTGGTAAGAATGTATGATCATTTCTTCTTGCACGTAATCTAAATACATAATGTCCTTGAAGTTGATTTATTTCTCCGACCATTTGATCTATGCGTTCTGTAATTTCAAATATTTTACCATCTTTTCCTCCCGGTCGATCATCACCATATTCAGTTAATTGAAATACATCTCCTGCGTTAGGCATAGTAACAGAAGCACTAGCATAATTAGAAGATAGAGTTTGTTGATAAGACTCAATATCTATTACAGCTGCTAACTCATCATCTGATACTAACCCGTATTGTGAATATGTTATCATTCCGTCTGTTAAATCTATTAACATAGTAAGTGTTTGCGGAGTTTGATATCCTTCATACGGGTTTTCACCATATACTTTATCCGTATTAGCTAAATTAAATTTACGTATATAATAATTTACTTGAGTACCATATAGCCGTATTTGCTCTTTCCACCATCTTTTATACGTTTGATTCCGCTCAGTTGTATTAAGGTCTTTATTATTAAACCTAGTAGTATCTTTAGCGTCACTATGATAGTTAACTGCAGTTACTGTATCTGTACTCCATCCGGGCATTATTTTTTAATATAATATTGATTATTTGCAACATACATTGTTATTCCTGTATTACCTAAATTTCTAGATCCAGTCTCCTCAAGATCTGTAATTTTAAATAATTGTTTTATCTCTTGAGCTTCTTGATCATTTAAAAGCCGCACACCTGTTTGTGATGCTTTTAATGCTTTTAATTTATGAGGATATCTAGCATCAGTGCGATGACTAGCAGGTAACAAATTTTGATGTGTTCTATTAGAGCCTGTACTTCCTCTTAACTTATATAAATCCTTACACCCTAAAGCTTCAAGAAATTTTCGAGTAAATAACATTTTAAGTATTTAATAAAAAAAGCCCCCTACATATGTAAAGGGCTCTCAAAGGTATTATGTATTTTTAATTATTTTAGGTTTTAGAATTTGCCTTTAATGGTCCAGGCTTTCCAGATGGATGTTTTCCTCCAGCCTTACCAACTGTTTTTCCATCTGTAGTTGGCTTACCAGTTGACGCCGGATCATCTGTAACTTTTGCGTCTGCTGAACCACGTCCAACTCCACCTAAGCTATCAGCTGCAGGATCTGTGGCCTTACCTCCACCATCAGAAGGATCCTTGCCAACTGTTTTTCCGTCACTGGTCGGCTTACCTGTTGACTGTTCGTCTCCTTCTTCAACCGTATCAGTGCTCTCGCGTCGAAATCCCTCATCAGGTACCTCATCGCCTCCACCGATCTCATCCTCGTCTCCCCCAAGCTCATCTTCAGGAGCTGGTAATTGATCAACCACTGCCTTTAATGCATCGGCTTGATCTGGAGTTAGTGTTACAGTGATTTCCTCACCGCCAAGTTCGTCTCCGAATTCGTCGCCAACACCGAGATCGTCGGCACCCGGAAGACCGAGTTCGAAGTCGTCGTCTTCGCTCATAACTTGCTCATAAAGTTTATCAAATATTGATTTATCTTGTGACATAATATTACCTTTGTTAGAATTATTTATACTATCCTCAACAACTTTCTTCTCTTTTTTAGTATTTTTTTCTTCCTCTTCTTTAGGCTCCTGTAAATCATCATCTACATTCTCTGTGGACGACTTAACATCTTTTGTATCAACTTCACCTTTCGGTCGTTGTGTCTTTTTATCTACCTTCGCTCCAACAGATTCATCTGGTTGTTTAAACGACTCACCGTCTTCTTCATTTAATTTAGATTTTAGTGAAAACCCTCGCGAACTTGAAGATAATCGACTTTCATACTCAGACATTATATTTGTAAATTTCATAACTTTCTTTTTCTCCTTTAATGTAACTTTCTTTCTCTCAACTTTACGAGGTGAGTCCGTAGTACCAATACTTATAGCCGCCTCTCGCTTTACAACTGCGTCTCGTTTAACCTCAATTGCATCCCTAACAGCTGCTAAATTCACATACTCCCCATCAAGATCAAGAATTACAAAGTCATCATCTTCGCCCTCAACTTCCACTATATCTCCAACCTCTAAAGGCTCGGAATCTAAATAATCACCACTATGACGAGAAGGATCACCGAATTCTGCCTCATCACCAAAATCTGGTCCTATGTCTTCTGTTACAGTTTCTTTTGTCTTTTCAGCAACTACCTTTGCCGTAGCGCTTGCAAAGGCTTCATTAATAGAGTTTAAATCTCTGCTGTTCATGTAAATATTTATAGTGCCACGGCTAAAAAAAGACGATAAATTTTATTTAGGTAATACAAATTTACCTAATCCTAATATGGAGTACGAATGGACTCCTGACATGGTAAAGTCTCTTAAGAAAGCCAGAAAAAACATTCTTCACTTTGCCGAAAACTTTTTTCACATTGTTAATCTTGATCGAGGTCGAATGTTAATAAACTTATATGCTTATCAAAAAAGAGTATTACGTAGTTTAAGAGATCATAGATTTGTAGCTTGTTTAGCTAGTAGACAGACTGGAAAGACTACTATGATGACAATTTATGCTCTATGGATTGCTTGTTTTGAAGACGATCAACGTATATTAATTGTTGCTAATAAAGAACAGACTGCTATTAGTATTTTCTCAAGAGTGAGATTAGCATATGAAAATTTACCAAATTATCTCAAACCCGGTGTTGTAGAATACGGTAAAACTTCTATGAAATTAGCAAATGGTAGTAGTATTGGTATTAGTACTACAAGTTCAGACGCTGGCCGAGGAGAATCTGTTAATGTACTAATTTTAGATGAGTTAGCTTTTATTCCAAATAATCTTGTCGAACAATTTTGGAGCTCAGTATATCCTATTATTTCTGCATCAACAAAATCTAAAATATTTGTAGCATCTACTCCTAATGGTAGCGGTAATTTATTTCATACATTATATACAGAAGCAGAAAAAGGAACAAATAATTGGAAATCAGAGAAAATATTATGGCATGAGGTTCCTGGAAGAGATGAACAATGGAAGCACGACACAATTAAATCGATAGGCAGTGAAGAAGCCTTTGCGCAAGAGTTTGATTGCATGTTTCTTGATACTGGTGATTCATTTATTGATGAAATTTTCTTTGAAAAATTATTAGCAAAAGTAACAGAACCGACATATGTATTTGATGACGGATGTTATAAAGTATGGGAAGAGCCCGATAAAGATCATTTATATACTATTGGAGTTGATGTAGCAGAAGGAGTCGGTCAAAATTTTAGTGTTATACAAGTTTTAGATATTACTGAATTACAGGATATAAAACAAGTTGCAGAATATGCATCTAATGAAATTAACCCATTTGAATTTACTACTAAAGTCCGGGACATATGTTATCACTGGGGAGCACCTCCTGTATTAATAGAAAGAAATAATTGTGGTAGTCAGGTCGTAGATAATTTATATCACCAATATAATTACAGAAGCATAGTTAATTGGTCTCCTAAAGTAGGTCAGGTAAAGTATGACAGATTAGGAGTATACGCTCACACTAATACCAAATATAAAGGTGTTACTAATATGAGATATTGGATTAATGATATTAAGTGTGTCGATATAAGATCAAAACCTGCTGTCGTAGAACTGAAAAATTTTGTACGATACCCCAACGGGTCTTGGGCAGCTCAACCTGGGTTTGATTATGATGATAGAGTAATGGCAATGGTTTGGGCATTATTAATTTTAGAAAATAGCGTTATACAAAAATATTATAATGTACTAGAAATTGATAATAATCAACGCCCCGCAAAAATAGAACTAGGGCCATATATTGATCAAAAGTTCAGCAACTTTTTACAAGATTATAAAATGCAAAATATTGATGATACTTGGAAACCACCTCCAGTTTACTTTGAAGATATAAATATTTTAAGTTCAGACGAAGGACCTAATTATAATACAGATATGGAAGAACTACAAGCACAAGGATATGTTAGAGTATGAACCAAGCACCACTTAATAAAAATAGACAAGATAAATTTATACTAGTTTTAAATTTACCTGAAGGTATAAAAAATATTGTAGATAATATAGTTAGAAATACAAACAGAATTGACGCTAATAGTTTAGAAATTAGTATTGCAGGTACAGTAACTCCTACTGTCAGTATTCCTGAAAAAACTATTCCGTATGGAGCACAAACTATAAAAGTTAGTTCTCATGCTCGACCAGCATATGAATCTTTAAATATAAATTTTAAAATTGACAACCAATTTAATAATTATTGGGCAATATATAAATGGCTCGATATTATTAATGATATTAAAACTGGTAACTTTAATGAAGATGATATTATAAAATATAAATCACCTAAAGAGTTAATGAGCCCTTCTCAGCAATTACCCGTATATTCATCTAATTTAACAGTATACGGTTTAGATGAATATGAAAACAGAAAAATTCAATGGGACTATATTGGAGCATTTCCAACTAAATTAGCTGAAATTCAATGGGACTATACTAATGAAGCTGAAATTACATCATCTGCTACTTTTGAATTTACAAAGATAGAGGCAAAATTAATTTAATCCCAAAAATAGCTCATCGCAACATTAGTCTTGTAAGAGCAACTAGGCATTTTTTCAACAATTTTTTTAAACTCTTTTTCTGTAATATTTCCTTGTAGCCATGACTCTCCTTCAATACAACCAATCATAGTATTTGTTCTGTCTTGTATAGATTTAACATACATAGACGCAGCGAACATTTCATCAGGACTACCAGTATCAAACCATGCATAGCTACTATCTAAACTATTATGCCCTAATACATTATCCTGTAGGTAACTTTTATTCAAATCAGTAATTTCTAATTCATTTCTTTTTGATGGTTTTAAATTTCTTGCTCTTTTTCCAGCAGTATTATCATAAAAATAAATGCCAGTAACTGCTAAATTACTGGCAGGTGGATCTGGTTTTTCCTCAATTGAAACTACCTTTAACTCATCATTCTTACATTCCAACTCTATAACACCATAATCGGACGGATTTGAAACTTTATAACTTACAACACAAGCCTTATTACTGTTGAGTTCCGGTTTTCTTATACCAGTAAATACATTATCACCTAAAATTAAACATACATCATCATCTCCTTGCCACGCTTCAGCAATAATTAATGCTTCTGCTATACCCGCAGGAGACATTTGTACTTTTAAAGTAAAATTAATCCCTAAATATGGTCGTGGTTTATCTGTTTGATTAAATAAACGCAATAAAGGGTCATACACTTGAGCGCTTGTAATAATCATTATATCCTTTATCCCTAATTTTATTAAAGTCGATAGGGGATAATAGATAGTAGGCTTGTCGTAAATTGGTAAAAGTTGCTTGGAAACAGTTTTTGTACTAGGATAAACTCTAGAACCTGTACCACCAGCTAAGATAATACCCTTCATATATTTATATTATACTGCTTATTTCGCTAAATCAACTAAAATATGTTTGCGAGAAACAATAAATAATTGTAAAGGTTTTTACTATGAGTAGACGAACAATCCAATCACCAGGAATAGAAATAAGAGAAATCGATCTAACACAACGTCCTGCAGCCGCAGTCGGGACTAGTGTGTTTATAGCTGGATTCTCTAATCAAGGACCAACAGACGAAGTCTTTAATGTAGGAACGTTTGCAGAATTTGAAGAGATTTACGGAAGTCCTACAAATGCAGCCGAGAGATATTTTTATCATTCTGCACGGCAAGTGTTTAATAGTGATGCAAATGTTTTTGTTTCTCGTTTACCTTACGGCGCCAATAAAGGTATTAGAAAATATTCTGCTCTAGTTTATCCTGTTGTTGGTCTTAATACAGCAACTATTAGTGCTTTCACACCTACGACATTAGATATTGAGACGACCGCGGTCAGCGCTTTGGCTGATTGTCTGTCAGGTGATAATCTTGCAATTGAGTTGACAGTAAAAGATAGTAATGATAATTTATCATTTATTTCTACTACAGTTTCCGGATATTCGGGATCACATTCTTTATCAGCGGGGGTGATGGGCACCGTCGCCGGTCATAGAATAGAAATAACCGACACGATACCTTATACACCGACTGGTGCTCTACAAACTTTATCTGCAAGCTTAGTTGACAAAACTTTAGTTACAGGTCAAATATGGTCTCAAACTGTCAGTGCAATAGGAGGAGTCGATCAATTCTCTAGTAGCTTAAGCGCTTCAAATTATTATGTAATCGGACAACCAACATTAGTTCAGTTAAATGAAGCTCAATATAATAATGCAAAAGAAGGTAATGTAACTTGGACTGACGCTGGTTCTGCTGGTAGTAACGCGGTGTTCACAGGTGATTTCACCTCCGCCGCTGGAGCTGGTATAATTGTACTTAATACAGGCGGGACTGTAACTAATAATGAATATGAAGGTTACTACGT